GGCCAAACTGGCCGGATAGCAAAACCCCGGCAATGATAAGGTAGAGCCGGGGTCGGGAGGGAGGGAGCGGAGGTTATAGCCAGATCATCTGTGCCTGGCTCGTGAATCTGTCTTTGGTGGATTGATTAGGTTAGAGAGTGCATATTTCCCAGGTGTGGTTTTTTTTCTTGACATATTTCTGGGTTATGATTGTTTTGGTATAGACATCAGTCGAAGTTGTGGGTTACCTCTCACATCTGTGGCGGTGGCGAGTGTTCCGAGTGCTTGTCGCCGCTTTTTTATTTTGGTGTTGAAGGAGATATAATGGGACGCAAGAAGTTGGTTCCAGCTTATGGGGAGAGTATTTTATCTGGGGTAAAGGATGAGGGTTTGTTAGGTTTGATGGTAGTTCGGTATGTGACTCATTTATTGGCTCAGGAGGGAGTAGATGAGGGTTATGCGATAGCAGAGTGTTCGAGGTTGACGGGTATGACGAGGGATGGAGTTCGTCAGATTTGGGACAATCGTGCGCGGGTTGTAGGTGCGAGCATGGCTGAATATGAGATAAGTGGAGATTTGTTACGGAGTAAGTTACGAGCTTTGTATTTGAAGTTTGTGGAGGAGTTGGGTCGTCGTAATTTGAGTGATGCGAGCATCAAGGTGATTCTTGAGTCGTTGCGTGTTTTGAGTGGTTTGGACATGTCGATGGGTTTATCTTCTGGGGCGGGGGAGGATGCAGGCGGCATGGTTCGAGTGGGTAATGGTGTGAATGTTGCGAGGAGCAATGTGATGATATTTGTTCCGATGCCTGATAGTGCGAAGCGTCACACGAAGGATGTTGGAGATGGTCGGGTGGTGAGTGACGTGATTTCCGAGGGAGAGGGGAACAAGGCGAAGCGGGTGTTTGTTGAGAGCAAGGTAGCGGAGGAGGCGGTTTTCCGGACGGAGGATGAGATGGACGCTTTGGAGGGGCTGAAGGACATAGAGCGCAAGGTGCGGGCGAAGCGTGCTGGAGACCGGGAATGAGCAGGTTAGGCAGTTTGGTGAGTTCTGAGACGGCCAATGATGTCATGCAGAGGGAGGTGTCTGGGGTCACGTTCAAGCCTTATCCGAAGCAGGAGTTGTTTTTGTCTTCCGAGGTGGATGAGGTATTGTTTGGTGGTGCCCGGGGAGGGGGCAAGAGTGCGGCTTTGATTATAGATGCGGCGTTAAAGGTTCGGAAGTGGCATTATGAGGGGACGGATTTGGACATGATTCCGGTGGCTGACAAGTACAGCATTGACTATCCGGAGTACAAGGCAATAATCATAAGGCGCACGTTTGATGACATTTACATGAACTTCATGCCTGAGGCGGAGAAGATATACAGCAAGTTGGGTGCGGTTTGGCGTGAGAAGAAGAAGGCTTTTATCTTTCCTTCCGGTGCGAGGATACACCTTGCGTACTGTGATAATGTGGCAGATGTGAAGAAGTACATTGGCGGTAACTTCCACTATCTTGGTGTGGAGGAGTTGAACCAGTTCCCTGAGAGTTGGATACGTGATTTGGGTGGTTCCATTCGTTCCACCAACCCGGAGTTAAAGCCCTACAAGCGTTACACCACGAATCCCGGCGGGGTCGGCCATGTCTGGATAAAGAAGCGCTTCATCGACCGTTGTCCGCCCGTGCAGGGACGCACGGTCCGGGTGGAGGAGCATAACCTCGAGTATGTGGAACTCTTCCCCAACGCCCCCTTCGAGGACGAGGAGGGCAACTCCCTCCAGTTCATACCCTCGCTGGTCTTTGACAATCCCTCCCTCATTGACAACGACGCCCGCTATGTCGCCTACCTGAACTCGCTGGACGAGACCAAGCGGGAGATGTGGCTGAGAGGCAACTGGGACGTCATGGGCGGCCTCTTCTTCGAGGAGTTCTCCAAATTCCACCACGTCATAGACGCCCGTAAGTTCAGCTTGGACAAGGACTCCGGCAGGATTTACCGCATGGTTGACTATGGTACCTCCAACCCCTTCGCCTGTATCTTCATGCACGTTGACCCCCAAGGCTACGTCACCATCTTTGACGAAATCTACGAGACCGGGCTCGTGCCCTCGCTCCAAGCCCAGAAAATGCGCACCATGACCAATAAATGGGGACTCACCGAAGACGACATCTACGCCACTATCGTTGACCCCTCCATGAAAATCAAGACCCACGAGTACATGAACACCCTCCACTCCTCGCTGGATATCTACATCGACAACGGCATCGAGCATATCGTCCTCGGTAACAATGACCGGGTGCAGGGCTGGTCAACCTTCCGGGAATTCCTGCGGGTGCCTGACGAAGGACGCCCCTATCTCGTCTTCACCTCCAACTGCATCAACTGTATCGAGACCATCCCCAACCTCGTGAAATCGAACAAAAACCCCGAAGACGTCAATACCGAAGGCGATGACCACGCCGCTGACGCTATCCGCTACGGGCTTATGTACATTGACAAACCCTTCATCCGCACCCCCTATAAAGAAATGATGGAATGGCAAAAACGCCTGAACATGAAGCCAGCAGAGGGAAAACGCTATACCCTCCGTAATGTTTGGGCTGGCTGGTAAAAAATAATGCTTGACATAAAATCACACACCGCAATTTTATTGTGCCAGACGTAATGGGAGGCTAAGTTGCCAGAAAACGCCAAACAGGTCGAGAACGTTACCAGCGTATATCTTGACACCTATAACCAATGGAGCGAAGCCCGGAAACAGGCCGAGGAATGCTACAGATTTGTCCTCAATAAGCAATGGAATGCCGAGGAAATCGCCGCCTTTCTCAAGCAAGGCTCCCCTCCCATGGTCTATAACCTCATCCTCCCCCGCCTCTTTAACCTCATCGGCACCGAAAAAATGAACCGCCGCTCCGTCCGGGTCAGGCCATTCTACTCCTCCCAGCGTGAACTCGCCTCCATCCTCTCCGGCCTCTGGAACCACGTCTGGACCACCCAAGACGGCGAATACGAACTCTCCAAGGTCTTTGCCGATGGCCTTATCATGCCTCTTCCCGGCTGTCTCCGCATCTCCATCGAACCGGATGAGGTGGGCTTCATGGACTACCGCTTCGAGGCACTCCCGCCCTACTCCGTCCTGCTCGACCCCAACCACAGACGCTACGACCTCAGGGATTGCGACTTCATTCTCCGGGAAGCTTGGCTCAGGCCGGAACAGATAATGGATGCCTACGGCGAATTCCCCGAACTCAAACAGTCCCTGAATAAAAAACACTGGTGGGAACGCCTGTCTGAGGAACTGACCAGCGCCATCCAAAGCATGTTCGGCGTCTCCAACCCAGACTCAGTTTTCTACGACAAGGAACGTGGGCTCTATAAAACCATCGAAATGCAAAACCGCATTGACGTCACCCGGGAAACATTCATCGACCCCAACAGCGGCGAATACATCCTGCTTACCCCGGAAGACGCACAAAAAGCCGCCGAGTCAGGCATGGCCTACGTGGGCTCCACCCGCACCAAGAAAATCCACTACACCACCATCTGCCCCTATCACAACCTCCTGCTCCTTGACGAGGATAGCTGGCTCGAAACCAGCCTCTACGATATCGTGGCCTACTACTCCATTGACCTCAACAACGCCAAACACGAAAACTCCTCACTCGTGAACGTCATGCTCGACCCTCAGAAAAACCTGAATAAACGTGAAATCCAGAAGACATCGTACATCGACCGGAGCATGATTGCCCCCATGGTCTTCTCCTATGACGACCGGGACACCAAGGAAGACTACGATGCCCACGGCAACTCACCCAGCTATTCCATGCTCGTGCGCAACCTCAAATTCCCCCCGCACCGCATCTCCCCATCCCAAATGACCGCCGATGTCTGGAACGATATCTCCGATACCAAGGAAAAACTCAACGACATCTCCGGCATCAACGACACCGCCAGAGGCCAGTCCGAATTCTCCAACGAATCCGCCCGCCTCTACCAGATGAAAGCACAGCGGTTCGGCGCCACCATCAACCATTACCTTAACAACCTCTCCCTCGTGCGCCTCCAAGTAGCCCGCTACTTCCTCGATACCTGCCGTCAGGTCTATCCCGAACTCAACCGCATCGTCTCCACTATGGACGCCAAAAAGAATACCCAGACCGTCGTGCTTAACCAGCAGGTAGGCGATGAAATCCGCAACCAAGTGTCCTCCTTCCTCGGACAGGTCGTACTCGATGAAGGCGAATTTTCCGCCACTAAACTCCAAGAAAACCTCGACCGGAAAATGGCGTTCGCCTCCATTATGCCCCCCGAACTCGTCAACTGGGCGTGGATACTCAAAGACTCCGAACTGCCGGACGTCGAAGAACAAATTGAATACATTCAAATGGTTACTGGCCAGATGCAACAGCAACAGGCCAGGCAACAAGCCATGCAGGAAGACCAGGTCTTCCACCAACAAAACATGGATAAAGCCCAACTCCAAGCCCAAGAACGACAGGCCCAGGAGAAAAGCAAACCCAAGGAGAAAAAGTGAAAGACAACGAAACCAGCGTCCCCGAGAAGGAGACACAACTGGACAACCTGACCGATGACGATATGAAAAACTTCGGCAACGACATCGAGGAAGAAGACGTCCAGTACGACAACAAACCCATCGAGCCCGATGAGGACGAACCAGACGAAGAAGAAGTAGAACCGGAAGGCGAAGAAGACAAGACCGCCAACTGGGAACTTGACGACTTCCGCAAAGCCTACAAAAACCTCGAGAAAGTGGTCGGACGCCAAGGTCAGGAACTCGGCGAACTCCGCAAAGCCACCACCACGCCACCCGAAACAGCTTCGGAACCCAGACAGAAGACCGAGGCCGATATCCCCAATATGACCGAGGCGGAAGTTGACCACTTCATCGCCAACTATCAACTCGAACTGGAAAACAACCCCGACCTCAGTATCGAGGACGGAGCCAAATTCAACCTCATCCAGAAACACCTGCGACTCCTCGACAGACGCAAAAACAAACTCGAGGTGCTCCGGGAACTCAAACAGGAACAAGCCCAGACCGCTATCCAAAAAACGGTGGGCAACTACCAAAAAGAAAACAACCTCTCAGACGCCGAAGCCGCTGATATCGAGCGCCTCGCAAAACGTCTGTCTGATGACGGAAAAGTGGCACATAACGACCTTGAGGCCGCTTATCTCAAGCTCTACCCTGAAAAGTTTTACCAGACCTTAGCAGAAAGACAAAGGGTACGGCTCGAGAAAGCAAAAGCCAAAGGTGTGCCACGCTTACCATCAGGTAACAGCAACGCGCCAACCCCAAAAATGACCGCCACCGACCTCGCCAAAATGGATGAGTTCGACAGGCAACGTTATTTGGACTCATGCTCCTTAGAAGAAGTGGACAGGCTCCTTGAAGAGGTGAATAAAAAGTAACCTAAGAAAGGAGATACGAAATGCCAGTAGGTGAAGTATCCACCGACCACATACTCAACGTACCGCTGTTATCGACCAAGCTGGCCAAAGCCGCTTGGTATAACACGTTCTGGTCGAAACTGGCCAACTTCCAAGGTATTACCCGTACCAACGGAATCCGCCAGACCAACCCAGCACCGAACGTTGTAGTACAAATGCTCAACGACTTCGTTGAAGAGGGCAGGGACAACATGCTCATGTCCATGATTTTGCCTCTCACCGAAGACCCCGTCTATGGCGACACATGGCTGAAGGGAACCGGGGAGACCCTCTCCCTCCGCCACTTGCGTGTGTACATCAACCAAGTCCGCAAGGCCGTCACCAAATC